GGGCCTGTGGTAGTACCTTGACCGGGGGGTGCGCCTCATGTTCAAGAAGACCTCTGTGAATTGAATTTGTCGGAGTAGAACTTGGCCTCGCGCTGGAATATCGCCGGGAATCGGTCATTGATGACCTGAACCACCGTGGCATTGATGCGCTTGGTGTTGAACATCTGAGACACGTTGATGGTTTGCAATGCCTTGATCGGCAGCCGCTTCTTTCCTTCACGAATCATTACGGTCTTTCCACCGTTGATCAGAAATGCGCCAGGAATGAGTTGCCTTGGCCCGCCACGCTTGATCTTGAACGTGACCCCGCGAGCAGTCTGGCGAGCTTGGAAATGCGCCAAGTTCAGGCTGCGCTTTCCTGGCTGAGATATGGATGAAAGCGTAGCCTCCAATCCAAGTTGGCCGCCCTTGAATCTGGCACGGCTGATCATGAGCGATTGGTTCACTGTCGCAGCCGGAAGCACAAACTCTGAGCGAATCTCTTTGCTCATGGCTGTCTTGGCTTGCTCAATGGTTCGGTTAAGGGCTCTGGCTGTTGCCTGCTGAGCCACTTCACGCCTCAATCCATCCAACTGCTTTTGGACTTCGGGGAAGTTGGTTTGAATGGAAATTCTCATTTCAATCTCCTGTTCCGATACTGTTCCGATGTTTTTTGTATATCGGAACACTGAAACCCGCATGGATATTGGCTTGTGCCGATGTTCCGATTGTTCCGATGATTTCATGCGCACACACACGCACACGCGCACACATGGGTACTTTTGCATCGATCATCGGAACATCGGCACAACCCGCATGAATGCTCAGTTCCGATACTGTTCCGATAGAGTTATCCACCGGAACATCGGAACTATCCACACTTGATTTCATTGGGTTTTTCATTGTTGGTCACCCAAATACTTGAGCAATTGGTCCTCAAAAGCGTCAACACAACCCGCTGCAAACTCGCCCATATTTACGCCTTCGGGGGGTGGGGTAACACACCACAGGTTCACGGTCTGGCCGGTCCCCAGTCCATAGCGAGCCTTTCGCACGCTGATGGTGTCCTTGGCTTCGCGTAGAACTTGCCGGCTGAAGTAGTTGGCCGCGCTGGTGAACTTCTCACCCTGAAGCTGTGCCCACCGCTTGTAGGCCCGATAGGCCTGCGATGCAGAGCAAGACACGTATGGAACGGGCAAATCGCCCGCCTGCCACACCAAATAAAAGCGCTCAGGGTTAGGGCGCCCCAAGTCAATCAAAGCCGTTTTTGCAGCTGTTACGGGCGGCGCAGCGAACGGATCGAATGCGGATAGGTCACGCTCCAGCAACCACGCATAAAAGGCCTCACGGCCCCCGTTGTCTGCGCAAGCGGCGACTGTCTGATAGTAGGTGCGCTCTCTCTTTGGTGGAGTCCATACAACCAAGTGGCGGCGGTCTGAGGCATCCAATGCATTGGGCTGTAGCTCGTTGGACAGGAATACCAGGTTGACGTGATTGGCCTCGGGCCGCACCGGCATCATCTTGGTCTCGATCTGCAGGGTCTTGCCGCTGATCATGGCCTTGAGCTTGCCTTTAAGGTGGCGCATTTCCTGCCTGGATAGCACCTCATCACCAATGATGAACAGCTTCTTGCTCAGGTAATCATTAAACTTGCTCTCAAGCTGATCCTGACCGACGACAGATCCATATTCTCCGTAGAAGGACTGCACGATCTCCCAAAACAGGTTCTTTCCTGAGCCCTCATCGCCGTGCATGATGACGCTGGTTGGCATCTTTGCACCGGGATTCTGAAGGGGGTATGCAATCCAGTCCAGAATCCAGTCACGAATGTAAATGTCACCGTCGCACAGGTGCTCAAGCAGGTCAACGATTGGCTCATAGTGACCTTTGATGGGCACCATCTCAAAACCTCCGAAAAGGTTGATGCACTCAGGTCCGCACTTTCCAGACGGGTCAAAAACCACCTGCTCAGCTCGTACGTCGCGGCGCTTGTCGCTGGTTATCCACATCTTGACTTCATCGTTTCCATACTGGTTACGCAGGCCCGCCAATGCGTAAGGTTGGCGCGTCTCTGTGTCCCAAACGATCTGGCTTGCAAACTGCAGCGCCCAACGCCTAAACAGCGTGGCAAGCTTTCCGGTATCGACCTTCTTTTTGCGCTTCTGTCGCGCGGGTGGCCTGGGTGGTGCCGCCCCCTCCCCCGATCCGCTTGGCGGCGCGTCTTCATTTTCCATATCGGGGGGAAGGCTCATGTTGTAGACCTTGGCGCTGTTGTTTTCAGCCATAGCTCTTTATCTCCCGGATGCAATCCAGGGCTAGTTCAAGTTGTGACAGAACCTCGTCCAATCCTTCCAGGCGATGCAGGTCATTGAAGTCGGTGTCCTTGTCTCCCCGGGCCGTCTCTTTGCGAAAGATCGGATGGGTACGGACCACCAGCTTGGCGCCGGCATCCATGACGGACTCCAGCGCAACCTGCGCCTGGATGCGGCCCACGTTGTTTGGCAATCCTTTGATTGTTGTCATGTAGTCATCATCGGCGCAGATCACTATGGGACTGCTGGGATGCATTTGGTAGACCGACTCGACCACTGACGGCAGGTTGTAGGCATCAAAGGCCACAAACACGGCATACCTGCGCTCAAGGGCCATACGAATGCTCATGCCGGTGGCGTAGCCCTCACACACAAACACTGGCTCACCAACCACAGCCAAGCCAAGTCGGCAGGCGGTGCCAGGCTTGGCCATGCCAAAGGTGAACTTCTTAGTCCCGTCATCACGGATTACCTGAACGCCTTTAAGTGCGAATTCGCGCGGCAGGTCGTACCGGATCATTGGTATGACGATGCCCCCACCGTGCTCTGCAATGTAGCGGCAGCTCTCAGGCGCATCGATGCCCTTGCGCTTCGCGTATGAGCTGGCACCAGTGCGCTGTGCTGCGCCCCAGGTGGCATGCGCCGCCTGTTCAGCGGTGAGTGCCAGCCGCTGGCGATCGGCCAGCTCACGTGCTGCGCGTTCTGCGCGCTCAGTACGGCGGCGGGCCAGCTCCAAGTGGTCTACTTGTGGGGCGTCCGAAGCATCAAAACGATAGCCGCCATCCTTGGCCAGCTTGATCAGCGTTCCGATGGTGTACCCGCCATTGCGCGCCTTGAATCCACGCCATGAACTGCGGCAGGCTGGTGCACTGTAGTTGGCTGCATTCTGGCTCCAGCGGTCCCAGGCGTCGAATGCTATATCTCCAAACTCACTCTTGAGCGCCATTCCGATGGACACCCACGTCTCGCGGTCTTCGCAGCCGTCCACAAATGAAAGCATCCCCTCTGCAGTGCGCAGATCAAGTGGCTGGTGACGCATTACAGCGCTCAAAGGCATGCCCTCAGTTGCACGCCCAACATAGAGGGAGTTCTTCTCTGGGTCATGTTGCGGGCTTCAGTTGGGCTCCGGCGAAGCCTTGCTTCCCCAGTACTGAGCGCCGATGATTTGCAACATGCTCGCCCCATGTAACACCATGCACATCCATGCAGATCAGATCGCGCAGGTATTCGCTGTTGTCGCAGCCGGCCAAGTGCGCCTTGGCTGTGAGGGCGTCCTTAAGGTCAAATGGGACGGTGGTTTTTGCCACCTCCGTGCATTTAAAGCTGGTCATTCAGCGGACTCCCAAAAAGAACCCACCCGGCGCGGAAACGCTGGGTGGGTAAAGGGCTGCACTGCACAACTTTTCGGCTCCACGAACGAGGCGAGCGACCCACATGAATACACTGATGGTTCTCACACACACCAAGGCATTCAAGGGGTCACTCATGAAAACGGAAGATTTCGCGCCAACACCAGAAAACATGACTGCACTGTTCAATTCCATGAACCTTTTGGTGCAAGGAATTACCCGGCAATTGACGAAGGACCAGCGCGCAGGCCTTACATCTTTCTTGGCAAGCATGGCTCGGATGGCGGAATCAAGAGGCGACACTGCTACCGAGACCCTATTGATCGATCTGCACCAGTCTTCACAGATGTGGGACCGTTAAGCCACGCCCTGACCATCTCATTGCTGTATTGGTTGCGTGACGTTGAATCAGTTTTGACTGCACGGCGTCGCCAGGCAATAGGTTTGCGCGGTTTCATCTCAAGCCCCCTGCTCTGTTGTCTGTTGGGCCAGCTCGGGCCAATAGAACGCATATTTTTCAGGCCACCGGCGGCGGCGCTGGAATCTCCCATCACTGCGCAGTTCAATCTGGGCAGCCAACTCGCGGAGGCGTCCTTCCGGTATGCCGTTTGCAATCCACTCGTGCACGCTTGGAGCCTTTATATCCAACATGCGAGCCACGGCAGTCACGCCACCCAGCAGCGAAATGATCTCGGCATCAGAAATTTCAGTCATCTGCATATTATTAGGCATACCTTACTTTTTGTGAAGTAGGTTGGCCTAATTATTTTTCATTAGGCTAGCCTTATGAACACAACACTCGCTGAACGGCTGAAGTTGGCAATGACAGGGCCCCCAAAGGTATCTGGCAAAGACTTAGCCATTGCTTGCGGCGTTGCCCCTCCATCTGTAAGCGATTGGCGGAATGGTCGCACTGCGACCATGGAAGCCAGCAACTTACTAGCTGCCGCAAAACGTCTGAATGTGCGTGCAGATTGGCTATCCAATGGCATCGGGCCAATGCGCGATGGCGGAATGGATACCGGCACCGATCCGACCATCGCTTACCTACCAGCCAAGAAGCCAGACAAGCTAACCGAACGTTTGCTGGAGCTTTTCTCTCAACTTGATACCAACGGGAAAAGAGAACTTGTTAGTCACATCGAGTTCTTTGTAGCAGGCCGTCGCCCTCACCGCGACGGCAATGCTCCTGCAGTGGCCGGGAAAAAATAAACGGGAGCGCCGGGCAAAAAAACACTCAAAGCCCGGCCATTTGTCACCCAAGCGGAACGTCCAAGGAAAGGATCGCTGCCCTAGCGGCAGCGAAGGTTAACTACGCCTGGACAAATCACATCATGCTCACATCTACCGCTTCCAAATTGTTTCTTGTTACATCAATCGCAACCTGCTCACTCAACGCACTTGGCTCCCCTGTCGATCAAATTGAGGCACTATCTGAATCCAATCGCATGACGATTTTTCAACGTCTTCTATCCTCATCCGGAGAAAGATGCAGCCAAGTCACCCGCACATTTTTGCAAGGCAAAGATAAGACAGGGGCGGCGTTTTGGGGCGTTCAATGCACGGGATTTGCCTACCAAGTTATGGTTGAAAACAACGCTAAAGGATCAACAAAGGTTATGGATTGCAAAGCTGTGAAGATGCTCGGCATGGACTGCTTCTCAAAGTTCAAATAGCGTTTTGCTTGCTCCCAGCTATAAATGAGCGCCAACAAAATTAGGTTTGCCTATTGACAGAATAATAAGGCACGCCTAATAATTCACTTCATACCGCCTCGGTTCGGCGGGTTGGAGTGGAAAGTGACGCTACATAGACTCATCAACTGGATACTGGCGCTGATCATTTGCGCCTTGATGGCCACCAGCCACCTACTGGATGGACCAACCGACATCGATGCCGCACAGGCTCATGCCATGAGCCTCAAGGATGCTCAAAAGGCTGCATCTGCCGAGCGGCGCCTCGCCAAGGCACAGAAGGCCGCGGGGGTGTCATTGTGAAAACATGCCCCCCATGCAACCAGGACTGCAACCAGTCCGACGCATGTCCGCGCCGCACAAGCTCATCCAGTGAGCCACCTGTCCAGCACAGCACTAAATTTCCACCGCCTTGGGCCCAAGACGCAGACAACCCAGAAGACCCCGACAACGGCGGCGCATGGGCTGAAATCGTCTTCTGGGGCAGTAATCTGGTTTACGCATTCAGTATTACGGCCATCATCTTTGTGATTGCTGGATACGTCTTTGTTCGCTTTGGTGGCTGAAATGCCATTCTCAGAAATTCCCCACATCACCAATGACCACAGGCGCCGGGCTTTTGAGCTGCTGTGCCTGCGCGGAACTACGTTTGAGCGCGCCATGCAAGACGATTTCCAGCGCCGAATCATCGAATGCTGTGCAGCCAAGCTTCGCACCGACGAATGGAAGCAGACCCAGCGCCGCTGCGCTGTCCTGGTCAAGCGCGTGCACCTGGACGAACACGGACACCCCGACTACTGGGTGACCCAGCGGGCCAGCCGCAACTACGAAACCAATCCCCAACCATCCCTTTTGGACTCATGAATTCTCAATACCACATCATTGGACTGGCCGGATACGCTGGCACCGGCAAAGACACTGTACGCGCGCTCCTGGAAGAGCTTGGATTTAACGGCATGGCTTTCGCCGACCCTATCCGGGCGATGCTGCGCGAGCTGCTGACCGGCAACGGGATCAGTGACGAGTACATCGACAGCCGGGCATTCAAAGAAAAGATCATCCCTGAGCTGGGTGTGAGCTACCGCCAGATGGCGCAGACATTGGGCACCGAGTGGGGTCGTAGCCTGCATGCTGACTTCTGGCTGCGTCTGGCCGGTGCCTACATTGCTGATCTGGCTGAGTCTGACGGGCATTCCCACTTTGTCATCAGCGATGTGCGCTTTGTGAATGAGGCGCAATGGGTGCGGGATCGGGGTGGGATTATCTGGCGCATTGAGCGGCCCGGCGTGGTTCCTGTAAGGGCTCACATATCAGAGCAGGAGCTCTATCATTTCGGTGCCGACCAGGTAATCCAGAACACTGGATCGATTGATGATCTGCGCCGCGCGGTGGTTGAGGCTATTGGGGAAATGACATGAAAAAGTCTACCTCAAAGAAATCTGCCCTGGCCACTCCGGGCAAGATCAGTAACGCCAGCTCCAAGAAGATTTACTGTGGTGACGGATATGACCCAGGCGCCATGCGCAAAGGCGCAAACGACTTCCTGGCAATTCCATCGCGGATGGGGAATACCCTGCACTACCGTGGTGGTCGAAAGGTTGGGCTGTGACCAAGAGCAAAGGCGTATTGTCCAGGCGCAAATACTGGACAGCCAATGAAGAGCTTGTGCTGTGTGAAATGTACGCAGACAACACTTGCGCTGTGATTGCTCAAAAGCTTGATCGCAAGCCTGGCAGTGTCTACCAGGCTGCCAGCAGATTGGGGCTTAAGAAGAGTGATGCATTCAAAGCAAGCGACAGGAGTGGTCGCATTCAACGTGGCAAACAGGACCCGCGGATGGTTGCGAGCAGGTTCCAAAAAGGCATGGAGCCATGGAACAAAGGCACCCACTATGTGGCCGGCGGTCGCTCTGCAGAGACGCGCTTCAAGAAGGGTGAGATGTCGGGCGCGGCCCAGCATAACTACGTGCCAATCGGCACCCTGCGCATCAGCAAGGACGGCTACCTGGAACGCAAGATGACTGATGACCAGAGCCTCGTACCTGCACGCCGCTGGACTTTTGTTCACCGTCTGATTTGGGAGCAGGCCCATGGCCCGATCCCCAAGGGCCACATGGTTGTCTTCCGTCCAGGCCAATTCACCAACAAGGTGGAGCTGCTGACCGCTGACCGACTGGACTGCATCACCCGGGCTGAAAACGCCCACCGCAACAGCATCTGGCGCAAGGATCCCGAGCTGGCAAAGCTGTACCAATTGAAGGGTGCCATCACCCGCCAAGTCAACCGAATCAAGGAATCAACCCATGCGTAATCCGCACATTGACCAGGTGCGCCAGTCGCTCCTGGATACCCTCTCCGACCTACGCAACAAAGAAGCGCCGATGGACATCGAGCGCGCCAAGGCCGTGGCCCAGGTGGCCAGCGTCCTCGTGGACACCGCCAAGGTGGAAAACGAATACTTGAAGATCACTGGCCAGGACCACAGCAAATTCCTAGAGCAGCCCATCGATGATGCCCAGCGCATCACTACCGTTGCCAGCCCATTTCCTACGGTTGGCAACATCACTCGCCACCGTCTGCAGGGGTAAGTCATGGTCGAAGCTACCGATCTGAAGCTTTGCCAACTTCAGGCGAATGTTGGTTCTGGAGCGTGGCGCACCGTCATGGACTTTGAAGTTGAAGACTCCGACGATGTGATGGACCTGGCAGAACAGCTTTTCACGCAGGGCTACACGACCAGCACCAAGGGAATCCGTCTGCGCATCATGAAGCCCGGCGACACCGCGCCATTGATGACCTGGAGCGAAAACGATGGATGGGAAGAGTGGAGGGCTCCAAAGTGAGCAATTCGCCATTCACCCACATGGCATGCAGCCTGACGCTGCGCCCATTACCAGGCTGGAAGTCAATGGATGACAGCATTCCAGCAGGCCTCAATCGTACTGAGCGGATCCGCCAGTTGCTGCGTGTATCTGGCCGGCCACTTACAGCCAATGAAATTGCATGGGATATGGGTGACCACTTCCCAAACTTTGGATCGCACCTGGTGTGGCTGTTGCTCAAGTACGAAATGGAAAAGGGCCGGGTCATGTTTGATAAGGGTCGGGGGACCTATGCATGGAACTTTGCATACGAATCTGCCGAACAAGAAGCACTGCGCCAGGCTGAAAAACTGCTCAAAAAGCACGGATACAAGGTGGTTAAGCCATGAAATCCAAGCACCGCAAATCCAGTATGCACAAGCGGCGCTGGCAGGCTGACCCGCAGGCGATTTATCGCGTCATGAGCAAGATTCAGCTATTTACAGAAGACGAACAAATTCGCTTGACGAATCCCGGCCGACTTGCATTTGAGAAATTGCGTACAGGCGCTGCGATTGAACCTGATTTTCACTTGCTGGCCGCATGCATCAATGTCACGCTTGTTCTGGCCGAAAAGATCGACCCGCTGGCAGAGCAAAGTGCACTGGCCGCCAGGGATGCAATGCTCCGATGCTGGCAGCGATACCAGCGAACTGGGCTGCTTGGATTTGATGGACCGGCCCTGCTGGATCTTCCAGTTGCTATTGATCTTCACGATCAATTGATGGCACTGCAGACGCCGCTGCAGGTTTCTGATGCGGTCAATGAAGTCCTGCGCCGCAAAGAGACTGGAGCCGTTGCGGATGGTTTCGAATGATCCGCAAGAGGAGTGGGAAATGACACCTACAAATGAGTTGCGTTGGGTTGAGCGCGAGATTGAAGTCAAGTTGATACGCGAAATGCTTGAATACCGTGATGGAAATCTGTATTGGAAAGTGCGACCAGTTGGTCACTTCGTTAGCAAGAACGCAATGAGTGCTTGGAACGGACGCTGGGTGGGAACACAAGCTGGAGCGACAGATAGCAACGGGTACAAGGTGCTTGCTATAAGCATTGGTGGTGTTACCAAGTATCACCGTGTACACAGAATTGTGTGGGCCGTAGTAAATGGCGTGTGGCCTTCCGGTCAGATAGATCATATCAACCAAGATAGGTCTGACAGCCGTATCGAAAACTTGCGCGATGTTGCTCAGTCAATAAACCAGCGCAACGCAAAACGCAGTAAACGCAATACTTCTGGTGTCACTGGTGTTAGCTGGAACAAGAGCAGTGGCAAATGGATTGCACATTGCAGACTTCAAGGGAAGCAGGTTTGCCTTGGAACATTTGTGAGCATTGATGATGCCGCAACCGCTGTAAAGGCATTTAGGTCTGCAAACGGGTACTCTGAAATTCATGGGCGCGATGTGCCGCTGGTGAAGGAGGAAGCATGATTAAGTTACCAGAGCCTTGGGTCTGGGATCTCTACACCCCTGACCAGATGCGCCAAGCAATCCGTGATGCGTATGAAGATGCTGCGAAGGTGTGTGACGAGTTGGCCGAACTGAACCGCAAAGCGTTTTCTGATTCCATGTGGGAACAAGAAGAATGTGCTGCTGCTATTCGCAAACGTAAGGAGGACTTGAAATGAACGAAGTACAAAACCGAGTCGCATGGGGAAAGTTTGTGACCATGCAGCAACGCGCACGGGGCTTGAAAGTGCCAAACGAAACCACGCTGGTTATGGAGAACAGGGCACTTACGCATCAGATTCAATCCCAACTCGACATGATCATTTCATTGCGCGGCGAGTTGCACTACATGGCTACGCAGCGTGACAGCTACGTTGCCGAGCTTGTACGGCTACAAGGAGAAGTGAAATGACCGAAGCAGAACGCATTGCACAAGAGCTTGTGGAAGAAATTGATGGCTTCCCACAGGCCACAAAGCTGGAGCAAGAAGCAGCAGCCCTACTACGCAGCCAAGCGGCTGAGATTGAGCGGCTGCGTGAAGCGTTGGGCAAACTGCATAGCAACGCTCGTTGGATAAACGATGAGCAAGCAATAGTCCGTGACGTTGACATGATTGCTGCACGGGCAGCACTAGGAGTTAAGCATGATTGAAGAAGCAAAGCAGGTCGCACAGCGGCTGCGTAAACGTATGCCGCAAGCACTGGATAGCGCGGATATGGACGAAGCAGCAGACACTATCGACGCGCTGGTGGCAGAGGTGGAGCGGCTGAATGCCCGTTGTGGAATCTTGAAATCATTGCGTGATGGGCAAATTAAACACGTCGAAGCTGCGTTTGCAGAGCGCGACACGATCGCGGAAATGAACCATGCGCAGTGGCTTGCATTAGAAAACTGCAAGACGCTTGCCGCCCGCAACCGGCTACAGGATTGGGCGCAGCATATTCTTCGATTTTGCAATGAGGGTGGCGTATTCCCGCAACCACTGCGCAAGAAAGAACAGTGCGGCGAGTGTCACCTACAGCAAGGGGAGACTGAGCGTGACGCACTGGTGGCAGAGAACGAGAAATTGCGGAATGCACTGGAAGGCTTCTACAACAACAGCACCCGAGATGATTGGGCTGAAGATATTTATGACGCTGCCCGCACCGCAGCACTGAAGGAAAGCAAGCATGGCTGAATGCACACATACCCGCGAGACTTCTAAGTGGGTCACCACCATTGATGACTGGTACGGAGGTGAGACTTCTGAGTGGGTCTACAACACGGAGTACACAACCGTGGACATTGGGGTCGGTGCATTCCAGTGCACGCAGTGCAAGAAAGTCAGGTACTACACAGGTAGCTGGCGCGAATTCTATGAAGAAGGTAAGCCATGTAGCGGCAGTGACTACTCAGAACGCACCGGCGATAGTGGCAGGGTTCGTACAGCACTGAAGGAGAGCAAATGATCACTGAATGGGAAATGAAGTATCACGTTGCTAACAAGGTGGCAAGTGACTTTAGCCGCGGTTGCGCAGGACTGCAAGGTGAGCGTGACCAACTCCGTGCAGAAGTGGAGCGCAAAGATGCCCTGCTGCGGCAGGCTCTAGAGTTTTGCGAGTTTGCGTGGCGTGATGTATCCATGAACGAATACGCATTCGAGAAGTTGGAGCAAACAATCACCGCACTCCGTAAGCACTTGGGGGAATCATGATCAGTGAATTCGACCATCCAGAGCATTGCTGGAAGTGGACACCTATCGAGGTGAAGTTTCTGAATGAGAAGTTCAGCGAGAAAGATGCACTGTTGCGTCAGGCTCTTGAAGCGTTGCAATACCTAGACGTTACAGCAGAACACAAGGTTGACGGACGCATCGCTGAAGTAGCCATCACCGCAATCAAAAATCACTTGGGGGAAGCATGACCAATCTAATCCGACTACCGCCAACAACTACGATGACCGCACAGCAGGCGCTTGAATCAGCGTTGGTTGATACGGAATCAAATCACCTGAAAGACGTTCTGATCTGCGGATATGACGAATCGGGTTCGCTGTATATCCGATCATCGAGACTGACATGCGCGGAGGCATTCTTTCTGGCAAACAAGGCGGCGCTATGGGCACAAAACGGGGGTGAAATATGACTCAATGCCAATCATGCGGTGGATTCTGTGGCAACAAGTGCGAACGTAGCAATGTCGGTTTCGGCCCACCAAAGCGTGGAATCACCATCACAGAAGATAGTCTTAAGGCTATACAGAAGGAAGTGGAAGTACACAAGTACGCTGCTGACAACTACCGCCGACTACTGGACGAGAGTGACCACGCCTATGCGAAGTTGAAAGATGAGCGTGACCAAGCGTTGACCGACTTGGCACGTTGCGAGAAAGGAAGGGATGCGATAGCTAAACGCGCACAGTTACACCTAGATGAGCGTGACGCCCTCCGTAGGGCAGCACAAAGAGCACTTACCGCACTTGAGGAATTCCATGACCACGGGTATGACAGGCAAGTGTGCGCCGATGAAATTTATGAACTTACGGAGACTCTGAAGTGACCAAAAAAGACGCCAGAAAGATCATGCTATGGAAAGCCATAGAACGCTACCGCACAGCAGGCGGGCGCGAGGAGCATCACGCTTATAAAGAGGCACTGGACAACTACATTGATGACATGCTGGATATGTCTGAAATGGACGAGGTTGCTATCGAGTACGCGCACCGCATGGCACTGGCGCTTGAATGCGTCTTAGTCGATGGCGCTTACAGCAACAAGTGGTATTCGTCCACCATGCAGATTCTCGGTGAGTACCGCAGCGCCATGAACTCAATCCATGAACAGCACAGCCCGACATTCATGGGGGAGCCTTTGATCAAACAGCACTTGGGGGAAGCATGACACCCGCATACGAACGCTATGCACAGCGCCTGCTGCGGCACCTACCCAAGCCAGCACCATTATGCAAGTTCATGGATGGCAAGCTGAACACAGGCACAAAAAGCCTACACCGCACCCTTGCCGCAAGGTTGTGGCGCACATTTTGGAGAATGAAGAAATGATCAAGAACATTTACAGCGAAAGTGTTGACCTGCATTTCAAGCCGTCAGAGAAGTTCAAGGAGTTGTTGAAATGACCTTTGAAGAAATCATTGGCGCTGTTGCCAGAGGCTGGTGCGACCCCAAGAACCAGCACAAAGTCATGGACGCTGACTTGGTTATCGCCATAGCTAAAGAAGTGCGAAAACTGCACACGTCCCAGCGACCTGTACAAAAACCGCACGAATCTATACATGACCCCGCCGAAATCCGGCGCGTGTTTGAACTGGACGATGCCGAGATGCCGCCGCCTGAATCGGGGTTTATGAAATTGGAGGGGTTGTAAATGAACGACGAACTTTTGGACCTGGGCGACATCGCAACCCTCTACCGTTGCAGCCGCCGCCATGCCAGGGATGTGATCGTGAAGCAGGTTCGGTTCCCTGAGATTGCGCCCGGGTCAACCCCGCGCAACCCGCTCTGGCTGCGCGTTGAGGTGAAGGCTTTTCTCCACAGGAAACCAGTCAAAACGCAAGCAAATAGCAAACAGGAGGCTTCCACCGCTCTTGGTTAAGTTCCGGCCCCGGGCACCATCTAGGGGTCTTTCAGAGGAAAGACGCTACAGATACACTACAAGCCTCCCCAGTGGAGGCTTTTTTGTTTGCAACACCTCCGCAAACAAATTGCAAACGTGGAGTGCAAACATCGTGGCGTACATCGACAAGAACCAACGCGGCAAGTGGATGGCCCAGATCAACCGCAACGGGCAGCGGTTCAGCCGGTCCTTTGACACCAAGCGGGAGGCCCAGGCCTGGGCCGTGGAGCAGGAGGCCAAGGCCAAGCGGGAAAAGGAGTGCGGCGGGTACACCTTTGGCGATGCCGTGGACAAGTACCTGGAGGATGTAAGTTCCAAGAAAGACGGCAAGGTCTGGGAGAATCGCAGGCTGGAGGCCATGCGGGAACACTTTGGGGACAAGACCGAACTGACCGAGATCGACACGCCCCAGGTCGCAGCCTGGCGGGATGAGCGGCTAAAGACGGTCAGCGGCAGCACGGTGGTCAGGGATGCCAACCTGCTGCGCAACCTGTTCAACGTGGCCCGGGATGAGTGGAAGTGGATGAAGCACAGCCCGTTTGCCGGGGCCAAGATGCCAACTGAGAACCAGCCCAGGCAGACGGTATGGGGGTGGCGGGACATCAAGCGGATACTGAGAGCGCCCCGGGTCGGCAAGACCGCCGAGATGCAGAAGGCGTTTCACCTGGCCCTGCGCACCGGCATGAGGCTGGCCGAAGTGCTTCAGGCCCCCGCCCTTTACGATGCCAACAAGCGGGTGGTCACGCTCAAGACCAAGACCGAGCAGGTCGGCCGGGTTCCAATTGGCCGCATCGCCCACAAGATGCTGGTCAAGCAAAAGCCATTCACGGTTGACGCCAATGAAGGGTCGGTGCTGTTCAGCAAGCTCTGCCGGGAGCTGCTGATAACCGGCCTCACGTTCCATGACACCCGGGCGACCGCCCTCACCCACCTAGCCAAGAAGGTGCCGGTGGAGGTGCTGGCGAAGATCAGCCGCCACAAGGACATCAGCCTCCTGGTGAACGTCTACTACCGGCCCAAGGCCAGCGACATCTCCAGGCTTATTTGAGCGTAGCCGTCGCCAGCATGTCGGTCTTGCGCTGCGAGTCCTTGTTGGAGCCGTACCAGTAGACCAGCACCATCATGGCAACGGCGTCCAGCAGGCCCAGGATGCGGCCCACAACCATCTCCGGCGTGTTCGGTGGGTAGCCGTAGAACAGCACGGCAATCTCGCTGCCCAGAGTCAGCAGCAGCAAGATCAGGCTCAGGTAGAACAGCGGCATCTGAGTGCCACCGGCCACGTTTGCCTTGCGGGCGCTGTCGCGGTCACGGAACTCCAGGTCGGCGTACTTGAAGTCGCGTTCCTTTTCCTCGGCCTGAAGCTGCAACTCCAGCTTCTTGAGTTCGGTGATCTGCTCGGGCGTAAGCTGGCCGGACTGAATCGCCTTAGCGATCTTGGCCTCAGTTGGGTTATCCACCCCGATGATGGCCCCAACAGCCGCCACGATACCAGCACCGGCAGGGCCAAGAGCCGCCGACAGAACGGTGGGTGCCAGTGCTTTAAGTGTGTCTTGCCAACTCATTCGATGTTCCCCCATCCAGTGATGTATTTGCGGCCCTGCGTAAGCTCCAACCAGAGCATCCACACGGCGGTTCCCGCTCCGTGGGCTTCCTCAAACCTGCCCTGCCGGATGTACTGCTCGCGCTTGCTCAAAATCTTCGCCATCGCTACCGCCTCAAGCTCCGTTATGCGCGGGTCTTGTAGGTCGATTTGGTTCAGTACGCTCTCGGCCTTGGGTAAGTCGCTCATGGGCAGCCCTTACTCATGCCATTGCCGCCATAGATGCGCCGCTCGTAACGATCACGGCAGTAGTCAGCGGCGCAGGATTTGGCCTCATCGGGCATCCAATCCAAGTTCCACACGACGTCTAGGCCCCCACAGGAGAGCGGGATGGTATGGTTGATAGCCCACCCTGGGCACGGTCCTGAGTGCAGTCCAGTGCTGGGGCAGGCCCAGATTTTCTTGAAGGCGTTGAGCACTTTGGTGCTGCGCTTGATGTCCCCGTTGGCGTCGCGCACAACCACCCCGGCGTAGCGGTGATCAACCAGGGGATCAAGCGCCTGCGCCCTGGCTGTGCTCCATATGACCAGGCACCACACCACCAGCGTGGCTACCAGGACTGCTCTAGTGAGGCGGTCCATCAAATATCTCCAGAGCTGATGGTAATCGTGACGTTTTCACCGCGCCGGATGGCATCCCCAATCTTGACGAATAGGGTGTTGAATGCCAGTCGTGATTCCGTGACTGTGCTTCCCGTGTGGCTCTTTCCAACAAGAAGGCATCCGTGGGTGTCGGCTGCGGTGTTTCCCGGATGGATGCGAATTCCCTCAAAATTAGGTACACCGACCAGCAGAGGCAGATCACGCCCAAAACGCTGAGAACGAGTAATAACCACAGGGTATGTTCCATAAGGTATCGCCGTTTCTCCGTAGATTTTCTGCCCATCAGGTCTGACCACATCCTCCAGCGTCCAGCACTCGTGTTCACCGTTGACCAGCATCTCACCGACGGTGCAGGTGGCTCCACACATGAACCGGACAACTTGGATGTTCATTTGTCAGCCTTCGCGTTGATCGCGTGAAGTAGCTCAATGTGCCGCTTGTAGCTGTCCTCACGATGATCGGTCATAACCCTACTGAACTCTTTGCGATCCTTCTCGGCATTCTCAAACAGCTTCTCAATGTGTGTCGCCAACTTGTCACTTCTGCGCCGCTGATCGTCCTTGACTTCATTGATAGCAGAGTCAACGTACTCCATGATCTTGTCGTTCAATGTGGAATGACCAGAGTGGGTAGAGTCACTGAGCTTTTCGTGAGATTCGCGCAAGTCATCGTGTTCCTTCTGGTTACGGTTCCATGCCCACGCTATGAGTCCGAGTGCCGGTGCCCATAGGAAGTCCTTGATGAATCCGAGTAGATCAAAGTCATTGGGTGGGGTCACTTTGTGGCTCCGTTAGTGGAGTTGGATGATGGTGGTCATGTTAAGTCAGCCCAAAAGAAATTCCGTCAAGCGACACCCATCCGGTGCCACCAGTCAATTGGGTTATCTGCCCATCATTACCAGAGCCGATTTGGTTAATCAGGACTGAACCGACCCCTGTGTTTGTTGTCACAGTGCAAATCAAAGCTCTGAAAGGAACATACCCTGTCGGCAAAGTGAATATCAATGTGGTTCCACCACCACCATAACCAACATAGCCCTGAAGGTGAACCTCGCCTTGCGAGTCCTTCCAATAACCAGCGCTTGTGCGATTGGTGGGGCTTGCGTTGGTCCAGCCTGTTGCAAGAGTTGGCGCAATAGTCGCCTCCCTGTACAAACTTGACAGTTGAATTGCGTTAGTCGTGCGATAGATTCTTGCGTTGTTAGTACCTGAATCCGTAACCGTACCACCGCCGTAAACTATATTTCCGCTGGAGTTAGTGTTTAATAAAACGTCTGTAAACTCATCGACAAAAACCTGATTGTTGCTGGAGTAAGCATCAAGGACAATTCCGGTTCCGCCAGCAGATACGGAGATCATCCGATTGCCGGGGCCAAACACACAAAACTGGGTTGGTCGAGTTGATGTACCAGACACATAAATCGGGTACTTTGGCCCCTCAAACGTACAATTGTCTACGCGAATCCATCGCGGACCTTGCCCATCTGTATTATTTCCCTGAATACGCAGTCCCGATTCCGCGCCCGTAAATGAGCAGTTATCGAAAGTGACTGCATTGATTGCGCGAGAGGCTGCTGCCGATACTTGCACAGCCATAGAGCCAGTCGCTGTGGCTGGATCAGAACCACGTTGGAACTTGCTGTCACGGAAAACAACTTCGTTTGCTGCACTTATGGAAACAAGCGGAGTGGTTGAAGAACCACCACTATCAGCTTGCAAGCAATAGAAGTTGTTAAATATCAGCCCATCGCACTCCAGCGCTGAGACATTGGCACTCAGCCCAATCGCCAAACCAATATTGCTGTTGTTGTTGATGATACGGATGCTGTCAGACGTTTCGGAGTTTGACAGTGAAGCGCAATTGATAATTGTCTTACTGCTGTTTTTGATGTTGATACAATCAATCAGCATATCGCGCAGTGCCACGCCGTATATGTAAGATAGACCAGACCCTACGTTTG